GGACAAGCTACTAGGTACGGTACAGTCGATTGATAACAACCTATTCATGTTTAATAACTTCGGTGCAAACGATTGGGATACTATCAGCGACAAGATTAGATACATGAAACACAACTACGGTTGTCGTCTCTTTTACATTGATAACTTGACAGCCCTCAACGCTACAGCACAGGACGAGAGACGTAACCTAGACGCTCTTATGGCTGACGTAGCAGGTATCGCTAAAGAGCTTGACATTTGGATTCTTCTTGTGTCACACTTGAATCCTCCTAAATCTGGCGCAAGTCACGAGGCAGGTGGTAGGACTGAGCAGAATCAGTTCACAGGTTCAAGGGCGATTATGAGATGGGCATACGCAATGTTTGGTATTGAGCGTAACACGCTTCACGAAGACCCTAACGAGCGTAACAAAGGATTGATTAGGATTCTGAAAGACAGGTTCAGCGGTAGTGCTACTGGTCGTACTGTAGGTTTCTACTACGACAAAGACACAGGAGTTGTTCACGAGATGGATGATGACTTTGAAATTGAACAAACAGACACGGTATCAGACAGTGACTTTTAAAGAAAAGACATTCTAGTGAAAACCACGTTTGAAAAGGAGACTTATGATAGCGATATTCGATATTGAAACTAACGGCTTGTATCATCAAGCAGACACGCTACACTGTATCTCTATCAAAATTGACGAGGGCGATACAAAGGTTTACACGAGTAAAGGTATTAGCGGGAGCGATGGTACTCTAGCCGAAGGTTTTGACATACTAAAGCAAGCTGACTTACTTGTTGGGCATAACATTATCAACTACGATATACCTATGCTACAGAAGCTAGGATATGACTTGACTGACAAAGAAGTACACGACACTTTGATTATGTCTAGGCTGACGTTCCCTAACATGATGTTACAGGACGCAAATCGTAAGTCAGTTCCTTCTAAGCTTAAAGGCTCACACAGCCTGAAGGCTTGGGGTTACAGACTACGTAAATTAAAAGGAGAGTTTGGCGCTGACGCAGAGCAGTGGGAAGTGTTGACACCAGAGATGGTTGAATACTGCCGACAGGATACTGAAGTAACCGCCAAGCTATACGAGAAACTGTTGACTAGAGGAATACCTGACGAAGCTATCTGGCTAGAGCAGGAGTTCGCTAAGGTTATATCAAGACAGGAGAAATATGGAGTCTACTTCGACATGGCTGGAGCAGAGAAACTCCATATCGAACTCATTGAAGAGGTGGAGCGAGACGAGGAAAAGCTATTACAAACCTTTACTCCTCTTGAAACGTGGACTCCCAAGCCGTATCCGAAAAACGCATACAAAAAGAACGGAGAAAAGTCACAAGTATTACTTACTCAAGAGGCGCTTGGTTGCCATTACAACGATAAAGGCGAATGGGGGTACTTCAAATCCGTCTATTTTAACCCAAAGAGCCGTCAACATATTTCACGATGGCTCTCTGAAGTATATGGGTGGAAGCCGACTGAGTACACGGAAAAGGGAAATCCCATCATCAATGAGACTACGCTTGAAGCTCTCGACTTTGCTGAAGGGAAGATTCTAGCTCATTACTTCAACGTAGTGAAATTGAAAGGACAGCTTGCTGACGGTAAGAACGCCTGGCTGAAAATGGTGGAAAAAGACGGTAGAATACACGGTAGTGTCAACACTCTTGGTGCTGTTTCTAGGCGTTGCACTCACTCACATCCAAACATGGCTCAAGTGCCTTCTGGAAGAGCGTACAAAGGTCACGAAGCAAGAGCTTTATTCAGTGTACCTAAAGGTAAGAAGCTTGTCGGTTGTGATGCTGATGGTCTTGAGCTTAGGACTCTCTCTCATTACATGGCACGTTTCGATGGAGGCAAGTATGCCGTAGCGGTTGATAAGGGAGACAAGGATGCGGGAACTGACATCCATACACTCAATCAAAAAAGTGCTGGACTACCTACTCGTGATTCTGCTAAAACCTTCATATATGCTTTCTTATATGGAGCAGGAGACGGAAAGATTGGAGAAATCGTCAATGGTACAGCCAACGATGGCAAAAAACTTAAAGACAAATTCTTCAAACAACTACCAGCAATCAAAAAGCTAGTCGAGCAAGTAGCTGAGGTCTACAAAAAGACTGGTACATTGAAAGCATTAGACGGTAACCCATACCACATACGTTCAAGCCACTCGGCACTGAACACACTTTTGCAAGGAGCAGGAGCGTTGGTTATGAAATACTACCTAGTCTTTCTTGATAAGAATCTGCAACAACGTTTCAAATGTGGAACACACTTCGAGTTTGTACTTAACGTACACGATGAGGTGCAGATTGAATGTGACGAAGACATCGCTGAAGAAGTAGCTAAGATATGCGAAAAGACTTTTGACGATGTTACTGAGTACCTTAATTTCAGAATACCCCTACGTGGTACGGCTGACATAGGCGACTCTTGGGCAGAGACACACTAATGGCTGAATTTAATTGTGACTCTTGCGGGCTATGCTGTAGAAACTTACATTATCACTTGGACTATCTTAGCGCACTCCACACTGGCGATGGTGTTTGTATCAAAGCAAACGAAGAAGTTTGTGACGAACTCAAAAAAATATTCATAAAGGAGATAGAATGACTTGTCTACACAAATACGAACAGATGACCTTGGAATGGTCAAACGACCGTGGGATTCTAAAGAACTCAACGACACAACAACAGTTCTTAAAACTTGTATCCGAGATAGGGGAGTTAGCCGACAACCTCGCCAAAGGCAAGTGCGTCAAAGACGATATTGGGGATTGTCTAGTTGTTCTTACTAACATCGCCTTTATGAAAGGTGTTAACTTGACTGAATGTTTCGCTCAAGCCTACGATGATATTAAGGACAGAAAAGGTTTCCTAAACGAGAACGGTGTGTTCATCAAGGACACGGACGTTGCTTACGAGCAGTTAAAAATGGAGTTTGATAAATGGCACACTATGAATCTATTGTAGATATGGAAGATACAGAGGATATGCCGAGGCTAAGAACCATGTACTTTGACGAGACTGGTCGCTCCGCAAGTGACGAAGACATTGTATCTTGGATTAAGAGAGGTAAAGTACACCCTCCAACTTCGGCTATTCAAGAACAGGTAGGAGGTAGTCATTACGAAAATATGGCTATTCAGCCTTGGGAATACTTCACTGCTAACGCTTCCATAGAAGAGATAAGAGGTGCTTGTAAGCAGAACCTATTGAAGTATATGAGACAAAAAACAGATACAGTTGAAGACTTGAAGAAAGCTCGCTGGTATCTAAACGAATGGATTAAATTAGAGGAGAGTGCAAATGCTTGATTTTGCAAAAGAATTGCTGAAGAAGCATTACTGCAAACCAAATGAATCGATTAGCGAAGCCTTTAAGCGTGCTAGTGACTGCTATGCTTCTAACAGCTTGCATAGCGAACGACTACAAGAATACCTTAAAAAAGAGTGGTTCATGTTCAGTTCGCCAATACTTAGCAACGCCCCAGCAAAAGGAGAAAAACCTAAAGGCTTGCCTATCAGTTGTTTTCTAACATACGTACCAGATTCAATCGAAGGTTTGTGTAATCATACAACAGAAGAGCGTTGGTTATCTGTTAAAGGCGGTGGCGTAGGAGGTCACTGGTCAGATGTACGTGGTATATCCGATAAAACGCCAGGGGTCAACGGCTTCCTACACACAGTAGATGCTGACATGGTAGCTTACCGTCAAGGTAAAACTCGTAGAGGTAGCTATGCGGCTTACTTGAATATCGACCATCCAGAGATTATCGAGTTCATTAAGATGCGTACTCCTACTGGAGACTTGAACCGTAAGAACCTAAACTTACATCACGGTGTTAATATCACTGATGCTTTCATCGAAGCTGTAAACGAAAATTTAGAATGGTCACTTATTGACCCACACAGTAAAGAAGTTGTTGAGACAGTTAAAGCTAGGCACTTATGGGAAGAGATTCTAACGACTCGTTTCCGTACTGGAGAGCCTTACATCAATTACCTAGATGAAGCTAACCGTCAGATGCACCCAGCGTTGAAAGACATGGGCTTGAAGATTCACGGTAGTAACCTTTGTAATGAGATACACCTACCTACAGATGAGTCACGTTCAGCGGTATGTTGTTTGTCTTCTGTAAACTTGGCTACTTTTGACGAGTGGAAAGATGACCCCAACTTTATTGGCGACTTGATTGAGATGCTTGATAACGTGTTGTCGTTCTTTATTGAACACGCACCAGATGAACTATCTAAAACTAAATACTCTGCTATTATGGAGCGTTCACTTGGTCTGGGAGCTATGGGCTTTCACGACTATCTAATGTGGAAAGGTATTCCGTTTGAGAGTCCATTGGCTATCTCAGCGAACAAGCGCATCTTTAAACACATTAAGGAACAAGCTCTTGCAAAAACAAAAGAACTTGCAGAACTTAGAGGTTCAGCGCCAGACGCAATCGAATACGGGGTACGAAATACCCATCTACTTGCTATTGCCCCTAACGCTAATAGCTCTATTATTCTTGGTGTTAGTGCCTCAATAGAGCCTAGAGCATCAAACTGCTACACACATAAGACTCGTGTAGGTAGTCACTTGGTTAAGAACCCTGCTCTTGTAGAGTATTTCTTCTGTTCACTGACTCCAGATAAGTCAATGACAGAGGCAGAGGTTTGGGAATCGATTATGCAGAACGATGGTTCAGTACAGCACTTACCTGAAGATATTATATCGGCAGAAGATAAGGAAGTATTTAAGACAGCGACCGAGATTGACCAACACTGGGTTGTTGAAATGGCACGTAGCCGTCAAGAATGGATTTGTCAAGGACAGTCTGTAAACTTATTCTTCCCTAATGGAGCGAGTAAGAGCTACGTGAACGCAGTACATCGTAGAGCGTTTAAACCAGCAGACGATGTTGGTACTCCCTTGAAAGGTGTTTACTACCTAAGAACTGAATCTAGTAAGAAGACGGAAAAAGTAAATGTGAAAATTAAACGTAACGCCTTGAAGGACGGTGTACAAGGTACGCTAGAGACTTGCTTGGCTTGTGAAGGATAGAATATGTTAACTGAAAACAGCAGAACATACAAACCTTTGAAATACCCAATGGCTGAAGAGTATCGTCTTCAGTCTGAGGACATTCACTGGATTGTTAAAGAAGTAGAAATGAGTAAAGACGTTGAGGATTTTAAATCAGCGTCTATTGAAGAGAAAGAATTTATCAAGAACATCTTGTCAATCTTCACTCAGTCTGACTTCAACGTAGCGGCTGGCTACTTGCCGCTTATTAATACAATAAAAAACAACGAAGTTCGGGGTATGCTTACAAGCTTTATGGCTCGTGAGTTTATACATCAGGAAGGCTACGCGCACTTGAATGAGTCGCTTGGTTTCCCTGACAGCTACTACTCAGATTTCTTGGAGCATAAGGAGACACTTGAAAAAGACTCTTACATGGCTGGAACGAAGAGTATGAACTTCGGTATTAACCTAGCGAAAGGTATCTTACTTGAAGGTATCTCATTGTTTGGGTCTTTCATCATGCTTAAAAACTTTGAGCGTGTTGGTAAATACTTAGGCACTTGTACAATTAACGAATGGTCACTAAGGGACGAATCGCTACACGTTGAAGGTAACGCTTGGCTATTCAGGACTTGGTGTGACGAAAACCCTAATGAGGTAAACGATGACTTCAAACTTGAAATCTATTCAATGGCTCGTGAAATTGTACAGCTTGAAAAGAACTTTATTGACTTTGCGTTTGGCAGTTATGCTCCACCTAAGCTTGATAAAGAAGATGTAAAAGCTTACATCGAATATATTGCAGACAGACGTTTGCTACAACTTGGACTTAAACCGAACTTTGGACGCTCTAAGAACCCGCTACCGTGGATGGACGAACTAAACAATGGTAGTTCCCTAGCAAACTTCTTTGAGAAGCGTGTTACAGATTACTCTGTAGCTGGTATGTCAGGCGACTTTACTTACTAAGGAAACAAAAGGAGACACACATGGAAATGACGGAATTAAACCTCGAAGAACTTCTTGGTAAAAAAGATAAGAAAGATGTATGGGATGACTGTGTTCCTATCATTAAAGATGGATTGACAACCCACGCTTACATGGCAGATGAGATTGGCTCACCTGACAATTACAACAAACTATGCCACGAGCTAGAGATAGCAGAGCCAGACGAGACTGTAGTATTACACCTCAACACTGGCGGTGGTTACATCGATTCAGCATTTAAAGTCATCGCTTCAATCAAACGTTGCAAAGCTGTAGTAGTGGCGCGCTTAACTGGCACAGTAGCTTCTGCTGGCACAATTATTGCTCTTAGCTGTGATGAACTAGAGGTCGAAGACTTCACTTCGTTTATGGTACACAACTACTCTGGCGGTGCTGGCGGTAAAGGTCACGAGATTATTGATTACGTTAACTTCTCTGACAAAAACATCACAACGACATTCAAGAAACTTTACTCAGGATTTCTAACTACTAGGGAGTTAAACGCTGTAATCAAAGGTAAAGATATGTGGATGGGTACTGAAGAAGTACAGAAACGTTGGGTAAAAATGAAGGATACAAACAATGTCGAAGATTCTAATAATTGATATTGAAACAAGCCCTATTATGGGTAAAGTTTGGTCACTGTGGAAGCAGAACGTTTCCCTTGACCAGATTGAAGATGATTGGTACATCATGTCGTATTCAGCTAAATGGCTAGGCGAAAAAGACGTTATCTACAACGACTGTCGAAATGACATCGGTAACGACTGGACTCTATTACGTGAGCTTCACAAACTGCTAGATGAAGCAGATATTGTAATTGCTCACAATGGTGACAAGTTCGATATTCCAAAAATCAATGCTCGTTTCATATTGAACGGCTTTAAACCCCCTGCTCCGTACAAGACTATTGACACTGTAAAAGTTGCAAAGAAACATTTTAATTTCACAAGCAACAAACTAGCTTACTTAACTGACAAGCTTACAGAAGATAAGAAACTTGACCACGCTAAATATGCTGGTTTCAAGCTTTGGAACGAATGTATGGACGGTAACACGGACGCTTGGGATGAGATGGAAGAATACAACCGTATGGACGTTATCTCTCTTGAAGAGCTTTACATCGAACTACGTCCTTGGATGACAAACCATCCTAATACTCATATCCACAAAGGTACAGACGAACTGTGTTGTCCGAAATGTGGTAGCGAAAAGATTACACGTAGCGGTTACTATTTTACTAACAAAGGTAAATTCCAACGTTATTACTGTAAAGACTGTACTGGTTGGTCGTCAGAGACTTACATGATTAATACTAAAGAAAACCGTAAAGCACTATTAGCTTCACGATAAGGAGACAAAAATGAGCTTAATCAAAGCATTTAAAAACACAAACAGCGTAAGGACTTTCGCTCCTATTATGGCAGACTTCACGATGGCTCTTGATGCGGCTATGATGGACGATAAGATGACAGCAGAGGACGTAGTATTGCTTACGGCTTACTACGCAGAATACAGCGTTAGCTACTTAACTTATGTAGCAACTTCACTGTCAGAGCCTAAAGACGCAGGTCAGACTATGAAGTTTATGAACAGCTATATTGCTGAGGCTTGTAATGTGACTGGTCTACACTACTTCCACATGGAAGGTACATTCTCAATCGTAGACAAAGCTGTACAAGGTGCGCTAGACAATGGCGGTACAATCTCAACTGAAGCAGTAAAAGCTATCATTGAGGAGATTGAAGAGTCTTATATACAAGACGAAGTACCTAAGTCATGTTAGCTCTAGTGGATGCGGATTCCCTACTATACAAGGTAGGGTTCGCTATTGAAGATAAAGTTATCTGGAATCAAATGGAAGTGGAGGCAGGAATTGATGAAGAAACTGATGTCGAGTATTACACAAACCTGTCTCAGTGTAGGACAACTTTTAATCAGCTTGTTAGCAACATTCAGTTTGCTACCGATTGCGATGATACTATCTTGGTATTTTCTGGTGGGCATAATTTCCGTTTGGATTTGCCCTCATCCTATAAAGAAAACAGGAAGGCAAGCCGTAAGCCGCTAGGGTACTCTGAGCTACTTGAGTATGCACAGAAGAACTACGAAACTATTACTACTGACGGTATCGAAGCAGATGATTTAGTTGTATGGATGAAAACTGAAAAACCTGAAGACTACATCCTCTGCGCTATCGATAAAGATGTGCTGTATCAAACAGGTGGTACTCACTACAATTATGGAAAAGACGAGGAGGTAACTGTCGATGACTTTGATGCAAAATGGTTTGCGTATTATCAAACACTCACTGGCGACACTTCAGATGGATATAAAGGTTGTAAAGGTATTGGCGATAAAAAAGCTAGAAAAATACTGGACGGACTTAAAACAGATGAAGAATTGTGGAAAGCTGTTGTCGAAACTTACGAGTCTAAAGGACAAGATGAAGACGAAGCTCTTTGGACAATGAGACTGGCAAATATGCACCAGTGGAATGGTACTGAAATTGTACTATGGAATCCTCCTGTAGCCCCCGAATGACGGGGTTTTCAGGGCTTTACTTTAAAAGAAAAGACTATCTTAGATAGAGCATAGCTCTTCTATGGACTTAAAGGAGTTCAAATGAAAATTAATCAGCGAGATTTAGACGCTCTTATTGACATCTTACAGGTTAAATTTCCAAACGTATTACCTCCAACTTCTACTTCATTAGAGAACATTCACATGAAGATTGGACAGCAACAGGTAATTAAATATCTAAAAGAAATCGCGGAGACTCAGAAATGATAGACATTGTACTATACTCTGACGAGTACGCTGATGAATTAGAAAAAATGCTAAAAGAGTTCTCACAAGAAATCTTTGGGTACGGCACTGCTAATTTAGAACAATTCCTTGCACAGCATTGGATTATCTACTTAGCGAAGAAAGGTGATGAGGTAATTGGCTTTTCTAGTTTTATATACAATACTTATTATGGGTTGCGCCCTCCTACAGTTGGTCAAACTTACTTATATGTAAGACCTGCTTACAGGAGAGGAAGAGCATCTTATTTACTCTCCAAGCAAGCTGGCTTTGTAAGTATTGACACCAACTTGCCTCTTGAAAATTACTATGCCTCAGAAGAGTCTACTCGTATTGGTAATAGGATGCAAGGTACTAAATTGTACGAAGCTTACCTGTATGATGTAGAAGCTGTCGCAAAGGCATACAACAAATTAAAAAGATAATTAAGAGGAATACATAATGATTAAATTCACAATCGAAGCCGAGAAGGTAGAAATCGACCGTCTAATGAACGGTGGTGGTGGTAAAGGAGGTAGTCAGACTGTAGTTGAGAAACCAGTTTACACTCCACCTCCAGCCGCTCCAGTACTTCAAGAAGCCGCTACTCAGGAAACAGCAGTTACCCCAGAAGAGGAAATGAAACGTAAGAAAGAAGCACTTAAGTCTGGTGCTAAGTCTCTTCAGATTCCATTGACTACTGGCGGTTCTGGAACTACTGGTACTGTAGGTACTGGTACAAACACAAACACATAAGGAACTAGAGAATGGCAGTAGAAACTTACAATGTTGAGGAACTGATTGCTCAGAACGCCTCTTCTAAAGAGAAATTCTCTAAGCTTGATGCTGACCGTTCTGCTGTCCTAGATAGAGCTAGGGAATGTGCTAAACTGACTATCCCTTCTGTTGTAACGGATGATGGGCATACTGAGTCTGATGACTTGCCTACTCCGTATCAAGCAGTAGGTAGTCGCTTGGTTCACAATCTAGCTTCTAAACTACTTCTAGCGTTACTACCTCCAAATACATCATTCTTCCGTCTAATGCCAGACCCAGAAGTTGTAGAGCTTGTTAAACAGCAAGCACAGCAACAAGGTCAGCAAGGCGGGGCTGATGAACTTGAAAAGAACTTAGTTACTATTGAACAAGAGATGATGAAGCAGATTGAGCGTGAAGCTCTTCGTGTTCCTATCTTTGAAACAATCAAGTCGCTTATCATTGGCGGTAATGCGTTGTTGTACAAAACAGCAAACGGTTTAAAATCTTACAAAATGGCGAACTTCGTTGTATCGCGTGACTTCTCAGGTAACCCTACTGAGATTATTTGTAAAGAAGCTTTAACAAAAGATACACTACCTGAAGACATCCTTACTCAATTACAGATGGATACAGAAGGTAAAGAAAAAGAAAAAGTTACAATCTATACTCGTGCTATCAAAAAAGATGGTGTATGGTATGAGTTCCAAGAAGTTGAAGGTATTCTTGTAGAAGGTTCTGACGTTCAATACATGGACAACGAACTTCCTTTCATCCCACTACGTTGGACTTCTATCAATGGCGAGAACTATGGTCGTGGTCTTGTAGAACAATACCTTGGCGACTTCCGTTCACTTGAAGCACTATATCAGCTATTACTTGAAGCATCTTCAGTAATGTCTCGCGTTATCTTCGGTAAACGTGCTGGTTCAGTTATTGACGTTGACGACATTAACGAAGCTGAGAATGGTGTTTGTATCCTTGGTGACTTGGAACAAGACATTACTACGCTACGTGTTGACAAAGGCGGTGACCTTCGTGTTCCTATGGACATGGTTCAAGACCTTACTCGTAGATTGGAACAAGCGTTCCTTGTAGCCGCGGCTCGTGATTCAGAGCGTACAACAGCTACAGAAATTCGTTATATGGCGGCTGACCTTGAGAAGTCTCTCGGTGGTGTTTACAGTATCCTATCTTTGGAACTACAACGTCCACTAGCTTACTTGCTACTAGGTCAATCTAAAGTTGATGTTGCTTCACTAGGACTCGAACTTGTTATTGTAACAGGTGTTGAGGCTCTAGGACGTAACGTTGAATTAGATAAGATTCGTCAGTTCAACCAATTGATTCAAGAACTGGGTTCTCCAGAAATCATCTTGAGTCGTCTTAATGTCGCTACATACATCGACCGTATTGCTAACAGCCTTGCTCTTGATACAACTGGGCTTATTAAGTCTGAAGAACAATTACAGCAAGAACAACAGGCACAACAACAAGCACAGATGGAACAGCAAATGATGATGCAAGGGGCAGGTGGCTTGATTGAAGGTGCTACAGGCGCGGCTAGTCAAGCTATGCAACAAGCAGTACAACAAGGTTAAAAACCATAAAGGAGAATAAATATGGCTACTAAATCACTATACCAACTTAAACAAGAAGGTATGAAAAAGAAAAACCCTAACACAATCACTGACGCTGACTACTTTCTTCGTGATAAGGAAGAAGAAGCTAAAACTGGTTACCCAAACTCTATCGACATGACTCCAGCGCCAAAAACACCAGCAAAAAAGACAGCACCTAAAGCTACTGAGGAGTAATTATGTCTGAAGAGATTGTAAATCAGGACGCAGGGGGAGCAGAAGCTCCTCAGTTGTCTGAACGTGAAATTATTGCACAGGAAGCTATCGATAAATACCGTGAATCACAGCAGTCAAAAGAAGAACGTGAATCAGGTATGCCAGAGGGCTATAATGACGATGGTACTCCACAGGAAGAATTGATTGCTGGTAAGTTTAAATCTCAAGAAGATTTGCTTAAAGCATATCAGGAACTTGAGAAAAAGCAAGGACAACCTAAAAAGGAAACTCCTCCTGAAACTCAGGAAACTAAAGAAACAGCCGCAGATGGCTCGTTTAGCCCTGCCGCGTTTGAGCAAGAATTTGCTGAGACTGGTGGTTTATCTGATGATTCGTATGCGCAACTCGAAAGTAAAGGCTTCTCACGCCAACAAGTAGACGCATACATCAAAGGACAACAAGCTTACGCTTCGTCTCTACAAAACGATATATATGGTTCTGTAGGTGGACAAGAAAGCTATGTTGAGATTATTAACTGGGCATCCGAGAATATGTCTCCTGACATTATCAAGGATTACAATGATGCCGTTGACTCTATGGACAAAGAACGTATTATGCGTAACCTAGAGTATATGAGCCTTAAGAAAGGTCACTCTGCTCCTCGTGAAACCAGACGACTAGAAGGTGATTCACCTGCTTCTGGCGTACAGCCATTCGGTAACAAGAATGAGTGGCAACGAGCAATGACAGACCGCCTATACGGTAAGGACGCTAAGTATACTAATATGGTAGACCAGCGTTACCTTGCGGCTCGTAAGAAAGGTATTCTGTAACCAGTTAAGCCCTTGGGGGATTTTGTCTCCTTTACCTCCTTGGGCTTTCTCATTTTAAAGGAGTGTTACGTTTGTAGCTCAGTGGATAGAGCAACGGTTTGCGATACCGTAGGTCATAGGTTCAAATCCTGTCGAGCGTACCCTTTTGAAACTTTATCCGTCCATTAGGACATTTAATAAAACCCTCAGCGAAACCTGATTAAACTATTTATCCCTTAATGCTTGTATTTGGAAAGTATTCGGTAAGCCCAAATTATGCACGATGCGCTCTGCTTCTCTGGACAACTTAAAGAGGAAACCTTAAATAAAAGCAAAAAAGTGATATTACAAAATACACTAAATCCAAACATTGAAGGAAATATATCATGGCTTTAACAGTAAATAACATCGGTAACGTAGGCGTTGCTGGTACTCGCGGTGTCCCAACGGACATGGAAAACGCATTGGAAATCTACTACGGTTCAGTTCTAACTGCATTTGACCGTAAACAGACTTTCCTTGACTTGGTAACTACTAAGTCTATCGACTCTGGTTCTTCTATCTCTATCCCTGTAATCGGTCAGTCTTCTGACTCTCAGGTTGGTACTCACGTTCCTGGCACTGAGCTATCTATGTCTGCAATCGCAGTTAAAGAGCGTATCATCAACATCGATGCACTTGAATACTACGCACTTGCAGTAGATAAATTTGAAGAAAAAGTTCTTCACTTTGAAACTCGTGGTGAACTAGCTAAACAGGCTGGTGAAGCACTTGCTGTGAAAATTGACAAAGCTGTAGCTAATATGCTTGTTACTGCTTCTCAGACTTCTGGTACTATCGGTGGCGCGGCTGTACAAGCTGACGGTACTGAAGTAAACAACGACACTATTGATTCTGGTGCTACACCAAAAGCTAAAGGTGACGCGTTGATTGAAGCTGTATTCGCGGCTGTAGCGGCAATGGAAGAAAAAGACGTAGCTGGTGAGAAATACCTTGTTGTATCTCCAGTAGTGTACTCTTACCTTGCTCAGTCTGACGCAGTTAACAAAGACATCACTTCTGGTGACAACGGTGGTATCAACAAAGGTACAGTAATGGAAGTTGCTGGTATCCGTATCTACAAATCTAACTACGTACCAGTAGATAGCACTGTAGACGTTGGCGGTACTAACAAGAAGTTGAAAGCATTGCTATTCACTAGCGAAGCTGTTGCTGTTGCTAAATTGATGGACGTTACTTCTGAAGTTAACTACATCCCAGAGCAACTTGCTACTCTAATGACTACTTACTACTCTTACGGTATGGGCGTGCTTAAACCAGCTTGTTCATGTGTAATTACAGGTGGTACTGTAGCACCATAAGGTTAGCTCCAACCTAAACTTAGGGAGTCCTTCGGGACTCTCCTTGTCTTTATCTATGTGGATATTGAATTTGGAGTATTTACATAAATATTGACATAAGGAAAATAAAATGCCAACTTGTACAGAATATCTACAGATGACTGTAGACCAAGTAGCGGCTCTTACTGATGCAGAAAAAATAGCATATTATCAGTGTAAGATAAACAGTCTTACTACTTCTCAAAAGCATCTTACAGAAATTGACGCTATTAACCGTATGCTTCGCTACATTGGCGAGCTACCAATCCCATCTGATATTACTATCGACCAGCTACCTGAAGGTCACGAAGCTCAAATGGCTCGTACAATCCTAAAGGAAACTCTTCGTGAGGAACAAGAGACTAAATACTGGTTTAATACACAGGAAATTACGTTGCTACCAGATATTGATGGTGCAATTAATATCCCACAAAACATTATTGAATTTGAAAATACAGATTACACTAAAGAAGGTGGTTTGTTGTATAACTTGAAAAATCAAACTTACAACTTCTCTGACCCTGTAACTATGACAGTGCGCCTTGAGATTGCATTTGATAACGTCCCTGACGTATTCCGTACATTCGTAGTTCTATCTGCGGCTAAACACCTTCACGTTTACCTTAACGGTGACGAAACAACTCAGAAAGAGCTTGACAACAAAGTACAGCTACAGCGTATTAAAGTTGAGCGTGAAAACTTGAAACAGTCTAAATTTAACCTTGTAAAAGGTAACCGTCTAATCGATAGGGGTACTAACCCTACTGCAATAATATAATAGGAGAAGTCTATGTCAAAAATTAATAAGATTTTTCCATCCTTCTTTAATGGCGTTAGTCAACAGAGTCCAGAGCTTATGCTGGACAGCCAATGTAGGGATATGGAAAACTGTGTTCCTGATTTGGTAACTGGTCTTAAAAAACGCCCTCCTCTACTATTCAAGACAAATAAAGACTTTGTAACATATCCAATGATGCAAGATTCATCTGTATTCCACGTGTACGACCGCGGTGAGGACGAAGAAGAATATCTATTCGTACAGACTACAGATGCAGACCACCCAGTTATAGCTTTCAATATTGAAGGTGAGGGTATGAACATTGAGTATAACCCAGACACAGAAGCAGAAGTTAAATCTTATTTGGCACAAGGCAACCTAAAAGGTCTTACAGTACAAGACCGTACTTGGGTATTCTCTAAAAATGCTAAAGTAGGATTAACATACGATGATACTTATGCTCTTAATCCTAACTATACACGAACTGCTTACTACTGGCTAAAACGTGGTTCTGGCGACCGTTACAACCCTTTCAACTACGCTGTATACCTAAACGGTATTACTTACTCGGTTAACCCAAAGAAACCTTCTAGTTCTGTTACTGACCCTGCTACTGGTGCTGAAGACTCAAACGTAGCGGCTCAATTGCTTGCTGACAAGATTAATGGCGTTACGGCTAACTATCAGGAGTCTGTAACAAGTCTTTCGGCTCAGGAGACAAAAGAAGTAACTGTATATGTGGGTAAATCTATTGAATTGGCAGATATTAGCTATGAGATTATTATCCCAGATGATTCTGCTCAAGGCTATTTCATAAACAACTACGAAGCGACTGTTAACAGCTTTGTGTATAATCAGTCTACTGGTTACATCACATACGAAATACAAAACTATAGTTTCCTTGATAATGGTACAGGTACAGTAGTTGAGTACATTCCTGTAGAAGCTAACGTTCGTATTTTCTTCCAAGCATCAGTTACGTTTAGAGCTGAATGTGAAGGTTCAATTCTTAAAATTTACCGTGAAGATGGCGGTGACTTTGATTTCAGTTCATGGGACTCATGGGGTAACCAAGCATCTGAAGGTTGGAAAGGGACAGTAAACAAGATAACTGATTTACCAAAAGATATGCCATTTAGTAATGTTTATGTTAAGATTGTTGGGGATGAAAGTAATACGTTTA